AGATGTTGCGAACTGGCATTACCAGATAAGCAAGAAGCACCCTCAACTACCATTAGTAGTTGAGAAGACTTGTGTCATCGTAAGACGAGACCACCGACATTGAGTCCAATTCAGTTTGGGCCAAGACATCGGGCATCTCGTCTCGCTGGGGTAAAACCCGGCCTTCCATCTCAATCAAGCTCATTGAACCTGAGAGATGGGTTACCGGTATGGTAAAGGAAGGGATCACTCCCATTGGGAGCAACCCGTCCAGATCCGTGCGTCGAACGTACAGTCTTCTGATAGCAGCCCATGGCTGCATCAGCGCTACCTGCACCATTGGTGCGGGTACAAGCTCTGCGTTGTTCGCGATATGGATGCGTCGTTGCGCACGCGCAACAGATCTCATACGACCTTCGTATGATTTCTGGGTCTCAGTGAGAACCGACGGACCATTGAACGCCTTTGCGATTACGGCGACTTTCTTCTCAGTGAGATCGAATTTCTCGTAATCTACAAAGTCCTGCGAGATCTTGCCTTGCAGAGATGTCCGTGACACCTCTCCAAAGCGCTCCAGGTCGTCTGCAGCTGCGTCTTCCTCGACCTCGACTTGCGTGTACACACGCACGCCGAGCTCTTGGAGTCGCTTTAGCGCCTTGTCAGTATCGTCTAGGATCACTCCACGTAACTTACGTGAGTCACCTGAACCGTTCGCCATGCGAACAGCGACGTTATCTGAGTTGGTGATACAATAACGCAAGTAGTCTGGCAATGCCAACTCAATTCCGGGGAGGGTCACTAACCCGCGTCCTCCGAATGCTTGCGGTACGTAGCTTCGTGCATCTTTCAAATACTCCGTTGGAAACCAACGGCCTAACCCCAGCTTCTGGAGTAGTAAGAGATTGATGTTGAAGTCGATACCCCAACCTGCCCAGCTCATGCTCTCAGTGAGAGCTTTTGCTTTGCCAGGAAAAGGGTTGGTTTCCTCGAACACGGCACTGCCCACTTTCCGACGGTCGGAGAAGAGGCGCAGCCAAACGTGATCGAGTTTATACTTCGGTTTATCTTCCTTTCGTCCTTGACGAGCGAGCTTTGACAAGGCGCGCAATGCGTACCTTGGTCCTGGCTCAGGCTTGATAATGAAGTCCTGACAATAGTGCGCTCCGTAACGCGAAACGCAATATTTGTCCCAAGAGATCTCCCCTGACCAGTACTGCAGCACCTGTGGTATCTGCTTCAGGTAGGTGACTCTTCCGATCCCGATATGGTCG